CTCCACTCCATAATCTGTTCTTTTTTTTCTTATCTTTCATTTGATACCTCCTGCATATACTTCTATTATATCAAAGTACAACTTTTTGGTATCAGTTCACTAAAGAACGAGCATATATACTAGTTGCATCATATGCCGGAGTATCCACTACCGACACATCATACAAGCGTTCTATCTTTGTAATGGTCCTTTTGGGAATTTTACTTTCACGATTCCATACTTGTTCATCTACTGTAAAAGCAAAACTCATCTTATCTAGCAAACCACTTCTCACCATTTTATAGATATCTTGGTTTGTATTGGTATCCAGTAATTCTGCACGAACTTTCAAACCGATGCTATCTACAGTAAGTGATAATGATTGATTTTTTGTTCTAGCGATAATTAAAAAGGAGTCCATATGATTGTATTTCATAGGAACATCCTTCATTTTGGTTTCTGATAGTGCTCTTGAATCGATTTCTTCCATGAATCCGTATTCTTCATCACCGATTAGAGTTTCGTTATTGAAGACAATAGCATAACCTTCTAGAATCATTTTGTCCTCTTCTTCATGAAGGGTAACATCAGCGAGTCTAGTTTCCTTGATCATTGTTTCGGACCTCCACTTTCTTTGGTTTAGATGTTGCTTGTTTTTGATACTCATATTCAAGTTCAGCGTCCTTATAGAAAAGGGACTCGAGTTTTTCTTTCTTGCAGTAATCATCAATGATGATCGTTTTTGCCTTCTGTGTTTCTAAAATCACCTTCAAAGCTTCTTCAGATATTTTTCCATTAACTGTTATTTCCATCTATTGGTTCCTCCGTTCCAACTTGATATTGATTTGCTTTATCGGCATCGACAAAGTTCAGTGATTGAAGTCGTTTATTTCCACCCTCGATTGGTTCAAGTCCCAGTAGAGCCCTTGATTCATTGAGAGACATTATTCCGAGACTCATTAGCTTTTCGATTGCAGCTACTTTGGTATTCCACGAAGCATACTGTAATCTCTCGCTATAGAAGATGATTTCCTCTCCACGTTCAAGTTGATTATCTGTAAGTAGTCCTAAAGAAAAAGCCTCGCTAAGTTGAATAGCTAAAGGCTCTATCGTTGACTCATAAAATGAGTTATATTCATCTTCTGTGTACTTGTTTGTATAGATTGGTACTGATACTCCAAAATAATCCAGGATTTTTGCTTGCAAGAATTGAAGTGTATCTTTATCAATTAGTTTTGGATCAACTTGTAAAGGAATATATTCAGACTTCAAATCAATCGGGATAATCGAACTTCCCTTAAGACTTACCGATTCCGAAAGTGCAGCATCAAATAGTTCTCTTTGTTTCTTTTTATCCGTTTCTGATAACATCCCATTCATCTTCAGAATACCTTTGATTTGCATTGAAGATTTGATAGCATTATCGATTCCTTGAAGCAGACTATCATTGATAGATATCGTCTTAAGTATGGCTTCGTGATCTCCTGTTGATCCAGTACCACCAAAGATATCGTTTTGTCCGAAGTGTCGTCTCAAATGAATCACATTGTCATAAGGTAAGAGATACGATTCACCATTATCAAATAGCAACTTGACAAAGTAGGTATCTGAACTATCTACGATGATTTCAACGGTAATTGGTCTTAATGGATAGATGCCTTTCAGCTCTCCTGAGTCCTTATCAAACTTCGGATAAACAAATGCATTGTCATTCAGCAAGAGTAATGTGATCGTCTTGTAGATGAAATCATAAGGCGTCATGATCTCATTTGGTTTATATTTTAAAAGAAAAGACAGTCGACCTTTTTTCTCGGTTACTGTCTTATCATCTTCATTCTTTATAAATCTTGGTTTTAGTTTGGCGCATTGGCTTGCGACTCGATCAATGCATATCTTAACGACATCACTATTTGAAATGTTCGTTCCAAATGGTGTATAGAATGTATTTAAATTGCTAATTAACTGGAGTGCATCAAATGATCCAGTTTTGCTTTTTCTTTTGAATATTGGCATATGACGTTCTCCTCATCAAAAACGTGTGATATAATAATAGTTGAAGGCGGTAAAGGCTATTCTGTCTTTTGTACTTCGCATTGCGCTTTCTTCGTGCATTTGGAAGATAACCACTAATTGTTCAATAGATGTCATATTATTGGAGGTTAGGCTAATGGTGAAAATCGGTTTGTGGTGGAGAATTCTCGTGGTGGTGTCCCCAGCATCCTCGGTGAAAGCAATTTCGAATACAAAGCGTTTAGCCGAGTCTTTGCGAGTATGGGGGTTCGACTCCCTCCACCACCACCAACAATTATTGGCCAACAAAATGTTGGTCTTTTTTTATAACATTTTTTCATAATCTGTCTTGTATCTATTTAGAATAACGTAAGCTATAATCAATGCAACCGCACCATCGATTCGTTTGTATTTCGAGTTCAACTTTGATGGTTGAATGTTGCCGTTCAAATCAACTTTAGCTTGTGTATTCGATAAGCACCATTTTAGGATTGGATTATTGTTGTAATTCACCAAGTTGTTTTTTAAGTCAGCCTCAAGGATTTTCATGGGTTCAGATAACGAGTAAATACCTTGTCTGACTTTATCCATATTAAATCCTAAGTCTTCCATTTCTTTGATCCAATACTGTGAGTTCCAGGGGTCAAATCCTACCCAGAGTGGTCTAATACCATAGGTTTGTATCATCTTCATAAACCATTGAGTTACTAGGCTAAAATCGTTTTGATTTCCCTCAGTTAAAGTCACAAAGCCTTTTTTAATCCAAATATCATAAGGAACATTGTCTTCTTTGATTCTTTTCTCAACCACTTCACTTGGCATAAAGAAATGTGAAATGACATACTTCTTGTTGCTATCTCTTTTTTGGATAACTAAAACAGCTGCTGTAAGGTCTGTTGTTGATGACAAATCCACACCACCAACTGCATAAGAATCTCGCAATTCATCGATTGAATAAGTATCTTCATTGTTTAGATCATCAAACGATAACCATGATCCACTGTCTGCTTGCTTGATATTGAAATCCTTACACAGCATTGTGACTCTAGTGGATAGGTCGTGCTTAGATTTATTCATGACATCTTCTAAGTAGTGGCTCAACTTAACTACACCAAGACTAGGATTTGATTTCTGCCAAGTGTTTGTATCTTCATAAATCTCTTTCGTTGAATCTTGAGTGTATAACCATGGAAGGACTCTTTCGTCTTGTATTTCACCTTTTAGCATCTTACGTGTATAGTCTAGTTTGTTATCTAAAAAACCACCTATGGTTGTCCCTTCAGTGGTTATGATAAATATAAGCGGTTCTTTCTTAGTTGACTGCGATTGTTTGATTGCATCATAAACTTTAGAATCTGTCATCTCATGGACTTCATCAATACAACCAACTTCGATATTGTATCCGTCTTTGTTTCTGGATTGAGCTGATAACTTTTTGATCTTGTTTTTTGTCTTTGGAGAATAGATATGAAAGATGTTCTTTTTACTTCTGGTATCTTTGGAAAGTGCGGGCGACTGTTCTCTCATGTTATTGATTTCTTCAAATAGAATGTTCGCTTGTTCTGTCGTATTCGATGCACAAACAATATCAACACCACCACTTGAAAGAAAGAACTCAGCTAAATCGATACCAGCAACAAATGTTGTCTTTCCATTTTTACGTGCAATCAGTAAAATAACTTCATTGAATCTACGTAGTCCTGAATCAGCCATTTTAAATCCATATGCCGTTTGAAGTAGTGCTTTTTCCCATAGCTCAAGTATGAACGGCATACCATTGAATGGTGATTTCGTATGTTTACAAAAAGTTTCAATGAAATCAATTCTGAGCTGTCCTGGTTTCTCGTCGAAGATGTATGTTGGATTATCCAAATCTATAATCAATTGATTTAATGCTTCTTTGAGTTCCTGTCCTACAATGATGTTGCCTTTTTCGATTTCATTGTAATACTTGACTAAATAGTTCATTCATTTGCTCTCTTAAGAAATTCATCAAATGCATCGTCCCCATCATCTACTTGTGTTCCAAGTATGGTGTTTAATGTTTTAATCACAGTACCATAGGAATTGACGAGTTTTGTATAGTACTTGGCTGCTTCAGTTTGACGTTGAGTGCCTTTGCTTGATATCTGAATAGCTCCGTGCTTTCTAATTTGTTCCTGTAATTTATCAAGTTCCACTTTCATAAATGCAGCTTGATAAATCAAATTATCTACTAATTTTGTCTTTGATTTATCGACCAAAGAAAAAAGCGACTTGAGTCGCTCGTATTCTTGTTCTATTTTCACAATGTACATTACTCCTTAATATCAGGTGTAATTGTTCCATCTTTTATATGATATTCAATATCATGTAAGTCACAATACTCGATCACTTGATTCGCTAAATCATTGAAAAAGTCTTTATGCTTTTTATAAGATGTAACTTCTTTATTATAATTCATTCTCCCAAAGATGATTTTATCAACAAAAGAAATCTCATTTAATATCTTCATTAAATCCTGTTTGATAATGTTTGGCGTCGGATACGGCTCAATGCTTACCCATGTATGGAAACCTAAATCCGCCATTTTTCTCAATGAATTAATCCTATCTTTGTATGGAGCAGATCCCGGTTCAATTTTTTTTCTAAAAGTCTCATCAAGTGAAATCAATGTTATGCCTAAACTATAATTTTTAGGTAGGTGAGCAATCTCCATAGGATATACTCCCTTAGTTAGCACACTGGCTTTTATTCCATGACTAGCAATCATATCTAGAATTTCAATAGAAGCATTTATAATTTCAGGATAACCTACCATGAAAGGATCCGTCGTAAAACAAAGATGAAGTGTATTAATTTTATCCTTGTACTTAGGCAATTCTTTTTCAAGTATTTCCTTATAATTGCTGACTAATCTAGGTTGAATCCAATCTTCGTAAGATTTGATTTCACCAAATCGTTTTTTTAGTAGCATAGCATAACATGGATACTTGCAACCATGACTACAACCTAAAACATGATTAAGAGTATAGTCGCCATATTCAACTCCGGTTTTATATATAAGGGATTTCCGTTGAATCTGTGGGATTGTATTTATCATGATTTTTTCTCCCCCTTAGGCTTTAAAATATAATTAGCAACTTTTAAAGCAAGTTTTTTTGCGGCATCGTTTTTGTTTGAAACCGCAAAGCAAAAAAGGAATAGTGGCGTGTTTTTTGTGTTAAAAAGAACCCTTGGATTATCCGCAACAGCTGGAAATATGGTTTTTAAGCGAGCACAAATGTATTTTTTCATTTTGTCAAAGTCGGTACTCTTGTTGTAAAGAGTAGGCATATCGTCAAACATACAAAGTTGCTGACTAGGTCTATAAAACTCTTGAAACCATCCCTCATCACCAAAAATATCATTTAGTTTAGTTTTCCAGGAATCTTGAATAGTACCATCATTTTTCATTAACCGTCTAGTTGCGTTGATCGGAAATAGATACCAAACATCAATAGCTTCTGTATTGGCTATCTTTTTCAATGTATCCCACTTCAATGACATTGCAAATGGATCGAGAAACATGATGGCTCTATTCTTTCTCCAATTCAGTGACTCACACAATTCCGATATTTTACAATTACAATCATCGAGAAATACTTCAATTCTGTCTTGTAATTCATGGTACTGATCCTGTATTAACTTATTAAGTTCATCTATCTTGGATTTATCTTTTTCAATGAAAATATAGCTATCGAACTTAATTGTTGCATCTAAAGCTAGCTTAGCTGAACCATCAATGGTTGATCCATCGCCCAGGTGAACATCTCCACTCCCTGCAAATGCGTCGATATAGATTTTCTTAAATGGTTTATCCTTTAAGGCGGTGAGATAAAAACTACAATATTGTGACAATATATCTAGCTTTTCAATTGTCCATTCACCGCCGAAGTCTTTTTTACTCAAAAAATCACATCCTTTGAAATTTACTTGAACACATCAAAGTATTGTTATTTATGCCAATTTTTCTCAGTGAGATGTGCACTTAAATGATCCTGGTAGTAATATTATAATTCTTTTTGAACTTATAATGAAGGGGATGATCAAATACTCAAAAACAAATTTAGAATTTCAAAAAATCTACCTCGTGTTTTTTAATTGCCCCCTTGTGCGGTACCCCTCAATAAAATCATTGTTGATGAAGGGGGGGAACTAGAAATTAAGTAATCTATTGATTCTGTTTGCTTCATAAAAGATACTTGGATAATGAATTTCAATCTCATTGAGATCTACTTGATTAGCAATTTTAACTTTTTCGATTGCATTGTCGCGGTAAACATCAATTTTCTTAAACTCTTGATTTTTCCAATTCAAGAAATCTTTCTTAATATTTACTTCAATATTAGCAGGAATAACATCTGAAAATTCATTGACGAAATCTTGACACAAATTAACGAACTTAGAATCATTTTCTAAATCTACTTGATACTTTGGCATAGTCACCACCCCTTTTTAATTCATTATAGCAAAAATGAAATATAAAAACGAGGCTATCTATGAATAAAATTACCTTCATCATCAAATTGTTGTGACTTTGAGAAACGTTTGTGTTCTTCATTATGACACTTCCTACACAACAACTCCAAGTTCTCTTGATTTAAACTTATTGAAGTATCCAGATAGTTTTGAACTGTAAGGTTTGTCTTATGATGAACTTCTTCACCTAAAGCTCCACAACGTTCACACTTTCCATTAGCATCTCTAATCTTGATTTCTCTTGCTACCTGCCATTGAATTGACTTATAAAATCGGTGTAGTTCTTTAGGCTTTCTCATATAGCTTTCTCAGTTCAGTAATCTTGTCGTCTACGTGTTCCCAACGAACATCTAACTCTTCTCGACCAAAGTGACCATACTTAGCTAACTCCTGGAACTTAACACTATCAAGATTGAGTTCTTTTCTTATGCTTTGTGGTCTAAAATCAAATACTTGAGTTATAAGACTTTGAATTTGCTCATCACTAACGACGCCAGTTCCAAAGGTATCTACATAAACACTTACTGGTTTTGCTATTCCAATTGCATAACTTAGTTGTAACTCGCAACGTGTCGCCAAATTAGCCCCAACAACGGCTTTTGATACGTATCTGGCATAATAAGCCGCACTGCGATCAACTTTGCTTGCGTCCTTGCCAGAAAAGGCTCCTCCACCATGCTTAGCATACCCACCGTAAGTATCAACGATGATCTTACGTCCTGTTAAACCGGAATCTGCGTAAGGACCACCAACTACAAACTCACCTGTTGGATTAATCAGAATTTGAGCTTCTTTGATCGTATGTTCATCAAATACTTTCGGTAAAACTTCATTGATGATTAAGTCTTGATATTGTTCCCTTTTTACCCATGATTTTGTTTGAGCAGATACGACGATGGTTTCTACTTTTTTTGGTTTTCCATTCTCGTAAGCTACTGAAACCTGACATTTTCCATCAGGACCAAAGATATGCGAATATTTCTCTTTACGAAGTTTGTCTATTTCTTCTGATATTTGATTAGCATACATAATTGGTAATGGCATGAATTCTTGTGTTTCATTACAAGCATAACCAAACATTATCCCTTGATCACCAGCACCTTGTTCGTGCGATTCAGTTGAATTTACACCAAGTGCAATATCAGGTGACTGCTTACTAATCTTTTCAATGACAACAAAGCTTTCATCGTAGCCAATTTCAAACAACTTCTTTTTAGCAATATCTGAATAATCGACTTTTGCAGTTGTAGTAACTTCACCAAAAACAATCACTAAATCATCCTTGATTGCTGTCTCAACTGCAACTCTCGCGTTTTTATCTTGTTCTAATATAGCATCTAGTATCGCATCGCTTATTTGGTCACAAACCTTATCCAGATGTCCACTAAACACTGATTCACTAGTTATGACTTGCATATACTTTGATCTCCTTTATAAACGAGTAAAAAGGGAGCTTTTCGCTCCTAATTTTATTTTGCTATTTCCCATGCAGTATAAACTGAACGGTAAGTGCAATCCCAAGTATCAAGAATCACTCCATCAATGCAAGCTGTAATGTGACCTGCCATTTTTAGGATGTAAGTTCCTTTTGGATGCAACTCGGTAAAATCACTACCTTTGATTCTTGGTTCTCCCTTTACAGGTTTGAATATGAGTCTTGGATTATCCTTCAAATAATCGTATAAGAATTTTGTATCTTTGTAACTGGAATACCCAAGTTCCCTTTTGGCCTGATTCAGTTCTCTTCTGCATTCAAGGTAATCTTTATTCGATGCTGTTGCGATTGCCCTTACAACACAATCACCCGTTTTGATGCCTTTTGGATGTGCGTTAAATTCTTGAAACATAAATAGCCTCCTTTATTTTAGTTACTATATATATCACTCTAAAGGGACTAAATAGCAAGCATTATTCTTACTATAGTGACTTATTTGCAAAGTAATCAAAATCGCTAAGCGGCGATCTCTTCCCATCTCTGATCAGGTAGCAATCTTCATTCGTTTCTTTATGTTTGATATAGCGTTTGACAGTCACATCAACAAACTTTTCATCAAGTTCCATCAGATAAGATTTACGATCTAGTTGATCAGCTGCAATCATGGTTGATCCAGAACCGCCAAATAAATCGAGTATTGATTCATGACGCCTTGAGGAATTGCTGATGGCTTTACCAACTAACTCCAAAGGTTTCATCGTTGGATGCTCTTCATTTTTCTTTGGTTTGTTATATTCCCAGATGGTATCTTGCGTGCGGTCATCAACAAAGTAATGAGCAGCACCTTCTTTCCATCCATACAGAATCGGTTCATGTCGCCAGTGATAATCTTGTCTACCAAGTACCAAAGCATTCTTAACCCAGACTAAACATTCCGCTAGTTTATAGCCAGCGTTCTTGAATGCATTTCTAAAGTTGAGTCCCTCTGTATCTGCATGGCAAACATAGATAGCTCCACCTGGTTTTGTATGCTCGAACATGTTTTGAAATGCGTTGTATAAAAAAAGATAGAAGGTATCATCTTCCATCTTATCGTTTTTAATCTTTCCAGCTGTACCTTCATAGTCTACATTGTAAGGCGGATCAGTAAAAAGCATATCAACCTGGTTGTTATTAAGCAATGTATCTACTTGTGCTTTGTCCGTGGAATCACCACACATGATTCGATGAGGCCCAAGTTCATAAATGTCTCCAAGTTTTGAGAATGGTTCTTCTGGTATTTCTGAATCGACATCAAAATCGTCGTCATCAGCATTATCTGGGATTAATTCTTCTAATTCCTCGAAACCAAATTGAAGCATATCCATATCGATATCAGCTAACTCATCCTCAAGCTTCGACAAATCCCAAGTCGCAAGTTCAGCCGTTTTATTGTCTGCTAAGCGAAATGCTTTGATTTGTTCGTCGTTTAAGTCATCTGCGATAATACATGGCACTTCCGTTAAACCAAGCAACACAGAGGCTTTTAAGCGGGTATGTCCGGCAATAATCACGTTGTCACTTGTAATGACGATTGGAACTTTAAAACCGAACTCCTTTATTGAGTTAGCAACTGCAGTGATTGCAGCTTCATTGTTTCTTGGATTGTTGTCGTACTCTTGGAGTTCCGAGACGTACTTCATCACGAAATTCATTGATCCATTCCTCCTCGCCATTTTCTATGCGTTTTGCCATTAGTTCTATTTCTGCTTTCTTTTCGTTATATTCGATACCAAACTTCGTAATCAACAAATACTTGATTGCTTGTACATCTGGCAATGATTGTTTCTTGTATTTGGTGATTCTCTTCTTTGTACCTGTTTTGGTTTCTTCAATAATCGTTTGTGTTTCTTCATATTCAAAACCGACTGCTCGCTGATACATGGCATCAAGTAACTTGTGTTTTAGTTCTTCATCACCATACTGAAATGCATCATTGAATTTGCGATGTGCTTTTCTCAATTTAATTATCGTTTTTTCTGTGATTCCTAGATATTCAGCAATCTGCCTTTGTGTTGCACGTTTTGAGACCATCTCCGATATTGCTTTAAGTTTCGTCTCTAGATGCCCAGATTCTTCCCAACGCTCATAATAATCAAGCATTTTTCCTTTCATTCAAATCACTCCAACTGATTACATAAAATTGTAATCTTTCACCAGTTGGAATACTACAAGTATCTCTGCAAAAACAAAAAAGAATCCATTTCTGAATTCTCAATCGTTTCTAGGCTGGTCGTAAAGCCAGTATTCCCTGTTGTTTATAGCTTTGCTCATTATAATACTACCACACTCTTGACATAATCACAACGGTTCATAATGGTTCACAAAGGGTCAATTTATGCCTGGGCAAAGATTTCTTCTTGTACTTTCGTGGAATATATAATTTCATATACCAAATCATTCTTATCAACCGATTTAGCTTCAATATATAATTGCTTATCTTCTAAACTCATTTTGTTTGATTCACAAAGCTTAATTGTGTATCTGACAATAAGATTTCTAATCACCAACATTTCTTCATCAGAGATCTCAATTGATAAATCGCTATTGCTATAATATTCGAAAAAATCGACAACTTTTCTGATTGAACTTAATGTCATTCTTTGAGTTTGCATATTATTAAAGTATTCAGTTAGTTCAGGGTTATATGCTATTACCTCATCGTTTTCTTTTTGGACTTCTTCTTGCTTCTTTTCATCAGAACGTTTCTTCAAATATGTGTACAACCTATAAGATCCATACCCAATAGTAGCAACC